ACCATATTTTTTATCACATCTTTATTTTTTTCTATGAGAGATAATCCTCTACCTTGCTTTTCAACAAGAAGTATTGTTTGCTCAAATACATCTTTTATTTCATACCTATATTTAATATCAATGTCCTCAAATAAGTTTTGCTCAGATAAAATATCCCACAGAATTGCTTTATTGTCATTGTTTACAAATTCCGACATTTATAAGAATAAATTTAATTTATTTTTATATTGTTATAAATTGGCATTAAAATATTCATTTCTTAATTTATTCATTTCTTCATCCGAAATGCGAACTTTACTAAAATAACTAGGTTCTTTCTTATTTGTTATCAACTGTGTTATAAAATATAGTACATACATTCCACATTCTGAATCTTGTTTTTGATGTTCAAATGGATAATTGCTCATTATATTAAAATTAATTCCTAAATTTTGACCCTGTATTTTTACACGATCAATAAATGTTTTTATCTCAGTTGGAGCTTGATTCCCATTGCTATCAAAATAATAAATATATTTTTTTTGAATATTTATAAATAATGCTATCCAATGAGAACCTCCTTTATAATGAGGATCTGTATTAAATACGATTCCAATTTTACTCTTATTATTGTGTAAAGAATTATAAAGGTCAAATTTGCATAGATCTTCCCATATACATTGATCATATAATTTCAAACTATCAAAATCTATAGGAGATGGACCAATAAATTGAAAAGATGGATATGCATGTTCATATTGTTTCATTACATTTTCTATGTCTACACTAGATAACCATTCATTTTGATTGTTTTTCCAACCTTCTGGTGATTTAGGAGCAAATGTAAAATTCAATAATTCTTTATCTACATTTTCCTTTATAAATTTTTGTCTTAACCAACAAGATTCTGACTCGCATACATTGCTCATTTTATTTTTTAATTCATTCCATATTTCTCTCGGTTCTTCTGTATTAATTCGTCTATCTGGATGTCTAGCATTCCAAAAATTTCTTAATTTTAGTAGAGAATCATCGGAATAACATGTATAATCATTTTCTCTTTTTTCAGGAGAGCATTTCACATTAATTTTAAAAGTTTTACTATCGTTTTTTTGATTTAATTTATTTTTAATTCGTTTATCTTTACCCATATGCTTATACATTATCTATATTTTCTTTTTTTTCTTTTTTATAAATTCCTTTTATTTTCAATTCAGGCTCCCTTAAATTTATATTTTTTTTTAAAGGCAAATTGATTTTCTCTCTCTGCTTTTGTTTTTTATTTATAAAATTATCCATCGTAAGTATTTTATAATCTTTTTTTTTAAACAATAATTCGTCAGGATTGCAGTTAGATATATTAGAAATGTCTATTGATTCTTGATTGTTATTTAAATTATTTGAAATGTCATTATTAAATTTGTTATTAGAAAGATCAATATAAAATTTAGTTTCTATCTCTGAACTATTAACATCATTAAATTGTTTCTGAAGAATTTCATTTGTATCTATTATTTTGAAATGATTTATAAGAGAGAAAATATATTTATTAAATATTTCTCTCAAAATGTCCGTTTCAAATTCATCTTTTAACATTTTTTTTGTTTCGTTTATGATTCTTTTTTTATAAAATTTCTTATCTGATTTACTAATAAATTTTTCTATTTCAGATTTATTTAAATATTTATTATAAAATCCTGTATTTGAAAAGTATTCAATTGTTATCGAATTTAAATTATTAAATTCATTTGAATTTATATCGCTGCAAACATTCGCCGTATGTAATGTTGGATGCGTTGTATTATTAGATACATCAAGTGCATTTTCATCATTTGTTTCCATATCCATTATTTTATAAATTTAAAATTAATAACAAATTTAAATTTATAAATGTATAGAATTAATTGGTATTAATATTTTTTAATTGTTGACGTGTAGAATTGTTGAAAACATCATTTCCTAAATTATATGTATTTGGATTAAACGATTCCAATGTTTGAACAGCAAATAATCCAGGAAAAGGTTGTTCTTCATGTCTTCCTACTACTTCAACGTTGTATAAATCACTACTTGTAGAAGGAACATAATATGATCTATCTCCTTTTTGAAGCGCAAATGATTGATTTCTTAATATAGTTTCTACATCTACATTACTTGCATATCCAGACCAAGGTCCTTCTGCATTGCCTGGATTAAATACTTTTCCTACATTATATACAGGAACCGTAGCAAAAGGAACTGTTGCTTGTTTGTATTGATCTATAACCGACAACTTTGAATATTTTGTTGATACAGGTCTGCTTGAATATATAGGTTCTAAGAATTCTGATGGTATGTTTCTATCTGCAATTCTTTTATTTAACTGCTGATTGCGCTGTAAATTAGTATAATATACACCTTCTAGCACTCCATTTGAATTCATAATATATTATATACTAATACAATATTATTGACAAAATACCTAAAGATTAAATCATTTATTAAATAAATATGTGTGGTATATTTTCAGTCCTTAACAACAACGGTTCAATTCCTGATACTGTTATCAATAATTCATTCAAGTTAGGTTCCGGAAGAGGACCGGAATATTCTGAATATACTAATCTATATAGTTCTATTATCGTTGGATTTCATAGATTAGCAATTAATGGTCTAGATTCTATATCTAATCAACCTATGACAATTGATACAGTAACTCTTGTATGCAACGGTGAAATTTATAATTTTAAAGAACTATTTAATATGATTGACACTGAACCTCAAACTAACTCCGATTGTGAAATTATTATTCATTTATATAAAAAATTTGGTATTGAATATACTCTTACTCTTTTAGACGGATATTTCTCATTTATTTTATATGACGCAAGTGACATTACAAATGAGCCGATTGTTTATGTAGCCAGAGATGTGCATGGTGTTAGACCTTTGTATATTATGAGACATCGCGAAGATGAAAATACTGATTATATTAATGATCCAGATTATACAAACGATAAACATATTACACCTTATCCAATTGTTGCGTTTGCTTCCGAATTAAAAATGTTATCCGGTTTATTAAATTATAACAACAAACTTCTAACACATGCTGATTTTTTAAAATATACAAAGGCAAATACATTTTACATTGAACAATATCCACCTGGAACTTATTCGATTCTTAAAAAGGAAAATAAAGTATGTGCAGACTATAATTTTGAAATATATGCTAAACGATATGCGTCATCTTATATATTTAATAATAGAATTGACCTAGATGAGATTGGGGTTAATAATTATATGTATGCATTTGAAAAAGTTTATAATGCTCTTAGTGAAGCAGTTAAAAAACGAGTTGTTGGAACAACAGATAGAAAAATAGCTTGTTTGCTTTCTGGTGGTCTAGATAGTAGTTTAGTTGCTGCACTTGTTTCCAAATTTTATGATGGTCAATTGGAGACATATTCAATTGGAATGCCTGGTGGAGAAGATTTTCGTTATGCTAAAATGGTCGCAGAACATATAGGTTCAAAACATACTGAAATTGTCTTAACAGAGGATCAGTTTTTTGATGCGATACCTGAAGTGATTAAGACAATTGAAAGTTATGATACGACTACAGTAAGAGCAAGTGTAGGAAATTATCTAGTTAGTAAATATATATCAAAAAATAGTGATGCAAAAGTAATATTTAATGGGGATGGAAGTGATGAATTGATGGGAGGATATCTTTATTTCCATGCTGCTCCGAATGCTCTTTCATTTGATATGGAAACACGTAGATTGTTGAATGATATACATATATTTGATGTACTTCGGTCAGATAAATCAATTTCATCAAATGGCTTGGAACCGAGGACTCCATTCTTAGACATTAATTGGGTTAATACGTATTTGTCTCTACCTCTAAAATTTAGATATAATCCTGGTAAGCCAGAAAAATGGCTTCTTAGAAAAAGCGTTGAAATTATGGATGACAATTTATTACCAAAAGAGGTTCTATGGAGAACAAAAGAGGCATTTAGTGATGGAGTAAGTAGTAACAGTAAATCGTGGTATGAAATTATCACTGAAAAGGTTTCCGAAAAATTGCCTGGAAATATTCCTAGTAATTCATATAAACATTTGATTCCGCAAACAAAGGAACAATATTATTATCGCACAATATTTGATTCAGCTTATCCAAATTGTGATAACGTTTTACCATATTTTTGGATGCCTAGATTTATTAATGCTACAGATGCAAGTGCTAGGACGTTGAATATCTATAAATCTCATCATAAATTAAATGATGAATGTTCTGAAAATGCAAATTAATTTTTATGTGTTAAAAATTTAAAAATAATCATAACTAGTGTAAGTAAATAATATATTAATATATATATTATGTACGAATATCATAGAAAAATATTTGAATGGATTTTTAAAGCGATGCAAATATTATTTATATTGTCAGTTATTGGAGTATATAGTAAAGCGCCAGAATACTTAAGTATTTTAAACTTTTTTGTAAAGATTTACATCAGTATATTTTTAATAATA